CATTCAGATGCCTTACCGAAACCAGTTCGAGCAATACACGCAATCGCTCGCAATGGCACAGCCTTGGAATCCGTCTTTCCGCTACACACAAGGGTCGTTTAACAACCCGATTGGCTTGCGTAGCTTCCAGCAGAACCCATTCCAGAACCAATACCAAGGCCCGCAAACGATGGGGCGTATTGGCTTGTCCAACGGATTGCTCGGCGGCATGAGTAACGCAACGAAGGGGTAACCGTGGCTAAAAATTGGTTTGATGGGCCGATTCCAACGCCTGAAATCGGGATTCTCGGCGGTCTGCCGTCATTGCAACTGACCGAAGAAGACAAGCGCCGCGCACTCGCTCAAATGTTCCTGCAAGGCGGACTGGCGACCGCTGCGGCCTCTCTCGGCGGCGCCAATACCGGCAGGGCGCTTGGTGCTGGCTTGCTTGGTGGCGCCGATGCTTACGGGCAAGGCTTGCAGGCCCCTGCTGCCCGCATGGATGCCTATTCAAAACAGCTCAAGATGCAGGGCGATCAGATTGGCAATGCGAAGGGCATGGAGGAACTCGCAAAGCTGAAACGCGACGCGTCAGACTATGCCAGCAAGAATGACTTCCTAGCCATGCTGAACGACCCCGGACGCGCAGCAATGCTCTACGGTGGCGGGCCTTCGGTACAGAACGAACAGCGCGCATCGCAGTTCGGTGCAAACCCGGCCATGATGTTGTCTGACCCGCGCATGAATTTGAAAGCGCTACAGGCTGGCGTAGACCCGAAGCAACTAGGCGCCGCACTGGAAAACACGCGACCGTTCAAGATGGAAATGGGCACGATCTACGTTGACCCGCGAACAAACGCGCGCGAACACATCCCGAGGTTGCCAGAGGGAATGCGACTCAACGCGCAGAATCAGGCCGAAGCGATCCCCGGCTTTGCTGACGCGACCTACACGATCAACAACGCGCAGAACTGGGCAAAGGTTAACCCGGAAGTCGCTATCAAGCGCGCGGAATCTGATTACACGCCAATGGAGTACGTCGGGCCGGGGAACGCCCGATACATGGCGCGGCGCGGCGATGTTCTTGGCAACAACCCCGCAGGCGTCAAGATTGGCGATTCCACGCTCGGCGGGAAACTTGCCGAACACGATGCGACTTATATCAACCAGTTGCGCGACAAGCACGATTCTGCGGTACAGGGTAACTATCTGCTCTCGCAGCTTCAAAGCAAGATCGAAAGCGACCCCGGCGTTTATGGCGGCATGTTCGCCAAAGGCGCGCAGGGCGTGGCTGGATTCTTCAATGGCCTCGGCGTGCCGTTTGACCAGCAGCGCTTCCAGAACTCGAAAGAGTTTGAAAAATACAGCGATCAGCTCGGCATGCAACTGATTAAGTCTTACGTCGGCAGCGCCAATGTCAGCGACGCCGACCGCCAAGCGGTAATGAGCCTGATGCCACGGTTGACAGATGATCCGACCGCACGGCAGCGACTTATTCAAGTATTGGGCGGAATCAACAATCGCAACATTGGGCAATACATCGACGCGCGACAAAAAGCAGACGCAAGCGGCACGCTATCGGGTGACGCAGCGAAAATGCAAAAGCCGTGGAGCCCGTCGCAGGCGACATCGGCAGACATCGCACACACTGCACGCAAGTACGGCATTAGTGAAACCGAAGTTCGGCGCCGTTTGGGAATCTAGCCATGCCACGCGATTTGTTTCTTGAGTCTGCAATCGGTAGCGCGGAAGACAGCTATCCAGACCTGCCGAAAGGCATGCTTCGGAAGCTGGTGCAACAAGAGAGCGCAGGCAACCCGCAGGCGGTCTCCCCAAAAGGCGCGCAGGGTCTATTCCAATTCATGCCAGCAACGGCGAAAGAACTGGGGATTGATCCCGCCGACCCGCATCAAGCGGCAGACGGGGCAGCCAGGTATCTGTTGCAGAACTTCAAGGAGTTTGGCGACTGGAATAAGGCACTGGCAGCATACAACGCTGGCCCCGGTGCCGTGCGTAAGTATGGCGGCATTCCACCGTACCCGGAGACACAAAACTACGTGGCGAAAATCGGCACGCCGACAGAGCAACGGCAACCGGTTGATTTGTTTGAAGCAGCAAACATCGGACAGCCAGCACCAGAGCGGCCGAAAGCACCGCCACCAGATACCGGATGGAAGGGCACTGCGCTCGGGGGATTTGTGCGTGGCGCTCGTGACATCGTAGACGGCGGCGCACAACTGCTAACTCGTGGCCTTGAGGCGGGCGCCAACGCAGCCGCTAAAAACCCGGCTGTTGCAGCGGTATTGCCGGGCATGAACTGGCTTTCGGCGTCCGGCATGCCGGAAGCGTTGAAAGCAGAGCGGCAAAAGGTTGAACAGATCAACCAGCAGGCAGAGCAGGACTACAAAACCAACTGGCGCCCCGGCCTTGAGGGTTTCGACTGGGGAAGGCTCGGCGGCAATGTCGCAGCCACGATGCCGTTGGCGATTGGAGGGGCTACAACGCTTCCGGGGGCGATGGCTAGGGGTGCGGTTGCGGGTGGCGCGCTATCAAGCCTTAACCCGGTTGAAAACCCCGGCGAGGACTACTGGACGCAGAAGGGAAAGCAGGTAGCGACCGGCGCCGCTATCGGTGGCGTTCTTCCGCCTGTTGTCGCTGGATTAACGAAAGCAGTCACCAGCGCTGCAAATACGCTCACGAAGCCATTCACCAGCCCGACGGTCAATCAGGAAGCTGCACAACGCATTGCAGACGCGCAGCGCTTCGGCATTGACTTGACAAAAGGGCAGGCGACCCGCGATCCGGCGCAATGGGCATTTGAGCAAAATATCCGTGGCGTCCAAGGCGCTGGCGAACCGATGCTTGATCGGCTGGCCGGACAGAATCAAAAGCTCATCGAAGCCTTGAACACGGTAGGCGCTGGAAAAGGTCAAGGCAGTTTCGCTACCGGTCAGCAGGCACTAGAAGCACTCGCGGCGAAAGATGCAGCGAAAGCGGGCGTAGTGAATCAGGCGTATGACGTTGCTCGCAACGCTGCGGGCGTGGATACACCGCTGAACGGCGCACGTCTGATGGATACCGTCACCCGTGCGCTGGATGACGCCTACATCGGCGACAAGCTACCGGCGACGATCCGCAACGTCATCAATCAGGCAGGGCAAGGCTCGGCAGATTTGACCGTTGGCAAGGCGGCACAACTACAGCGGGCAATCAGCGGTCTCTATGGCCCCGACAAGGTGCAGAACAAAGCGCTAGAGATCGTCAAAAACGCCATTGATGACGAAATCGCGCAATCTGGCACGCAAGCCGGTAACGCATTCAGAACGGCTCGCGCTACGGCTGCCAGTCGTTTTCAATGGCAAGACGGCATTCCAGCAGCTCGCGCAATTGCTGACGGCAGTGCCGCGCCTGACAACTTCATTCAGAAGTTTGTCATTGGCGGGAAAGTCGGCGACATCAAGAACACCATGCTTGCACTGCCTCTAAAAGAGCGCATGGCGGTGCAGGATCAGGTGTTGGACGCGATCAAGACCAAGGCATTGAACGGAGCCACCGACGAAGCGGGGACGTTCAGCCAGGCGGCCTATAACCGCTTCATTAACGGCATGGGCCGCGAGAAGATCACGGCGATTCTAGGCAAGCAAAAGGCGGACGAGCTATTTAGTCTCGGTCGCGTTGCTGAATCAGTGATTGCACAACCAGCAAAGGCCACGGTTAGCAGCAGCAACAGCAATGTTCCGCTGATGAACTGGTTACGCGGTTCGACATCGTTGCCGATTCTCGGCCCTAACGTGACCCGCCCGGCGATGGAGATGTCACAGCGCTATCAAGTCGGTCAAGCGCTTGCGCCGAACGCTGGCATGTACGGGCCGCGACCGGGACTAATCCCGCCGACCACGGCGGATGAATGGATGCGCCGTGCGATGTCGTTTTCTCCGATGCTTGGCTATGGCGCTTCGGGCGGCTTGCTTGGACAACCCTAGCAGATAGCCGATCACGTAAGCACTGCAACGAATGATGAACAGCAGCGGATTCCAGATTAGCGGACGAAATAGCGCCGCAGCCAATGGAGCCAACGCCGTGCCTAGTTGTTGCTCAATCATCCACTGACTATACGACTTTTTCAATGGACGCACTACAAAAACACGAACTAGCCACTGAAATCATCAAAGCATCCCCGCCACTCACCGTCATCGGGACTTCGGTCTCTGGTGCGATTTCATGGAGTGACATCGCTTACGCCATGACGGCCCTATGGATGCTGGTTCAGACCGTCTGGTTTGTCGGCAGGAAGATTTACCGGTGGCGCAAAGGGCTACCAATTGACACGAGGCATGACGAATGAAACTAGTCCCTCTGTTCTGGAAAAGCTGGTCATTCTGGCTGATGATCCTGACGGCGATCCTAGGCGCTGCTGAGGTCGCCTTGCCGCTGTTTACGTCAGTGCTCCCGCCAAAGACATTCGCTGTTGCCTCAATGCTGACCGGTATCGCTGCGGCTGTAGCGCGGACGATCCAGCAAAAGAGCATGAACCCTGATGAAAATCCTGATTGACCTACTCGTCCGGCTGTTCAGCAAGCCTGCAAGGATTGAGCTAGAGCCAGTAATCACGAACGACATAGTTGTCGAGAAACCCAAAACCAATTCCTCGACAAAACGAGCTGCTATCGGCGGTGTTGCAACCGCTTCGGTCATTGCGGCAATCGTCGCATTTATTGGCCCGTGGGAGGGGCGTAGATATGTTGCTTATCAGGACATCGTCGGTGTCTGGACGATCTGTGACGGCCACACCAAAGGCGTTAAGCAGGGCGATACAGCAGACGATGCCAAGTGCGACCAGCTCGCCGCTGAAGACGTTGCTGAACACAACGCCGGTATTCGCCAATGTATCACCCGCGAAATGACGCCGAATCAGGAAATCGCGCTCACATCACTTGCATTCAATGTCGGTGTAGGCGCGGTGTGCGGAAGTACCGCCGTTCGCAAGTTCAATGCTGGCGATGACAACGGCGCATGTGAAGCAATCACGCTGTGGAATAAAGCGGGCGGGGTTGTCGTCAAGGGTCTAGTTAACCGCAGGGCAGCGGAAGAAGCGCTTTGCAAGAAAGGCTGACATGCCGGGGCTATTGGGTACATCGCTAAACACTGACGACATCCTAGAAACGCTGCGCGGC